GCTTAATAAAATTATTCCAGGCAATGGGTTAATATCCAGGGGAGCAAAAAGTTTTCTTGGCGCACAGGCTAACCGTTTAATTAACAGCCACCTAAACCCAGGAGGTGCGAATAACAGTATTAGTGATGGCTTTGTTGCAACTGCAAGAGTCGGCAGCAATAATGATACTCGCGCAAGACTAGCATTAAGCCCACGAGCTGGGCCTATTTTATATAGAGATCCAAAAAATGATTTGTTGAGCCCCCTAACTGAAACTGATGGTATAGTGTGGCCTTATACTCCTAACATAAACGTTTCTTTTAGTGCCGCGTATACAGGCAATCAAACTATACATAACAACTACCAAAGTCAAAGTTATGGTCAAAGCACTGTAGAACAAATAACCTGTGTTGGACAATTTACTGCTAATACTCCACGCGAAGCTGCTTACGTACTAAGTGTGTTGCATTTCTTAAAAAGTGCTACTAAGAGTTTCTTTGGCCAAGATACAAACCGCGGAACACCACCGCCTGTGCTTAGGTTTAGCGCACATGGCCCTTATATGTTTAACAGTGTTCCGGTAGTAATTGCAAATACTAGTCAAGATTTTGAAGGATCCATTGACTATATTAATGCCGACATTGCATCTGGCGGAGGAGGCATTGACTCAACAACTAGAGTTCCCAGCTTAATTAGCGTAAACGTTACCTTGTTGCCAGTTGTCAGCAGACTACGTCAAACAGAGTTTAGCCTCGCAGAATATGCTAGAGGCGAGCTTATTGGCAAAGCAACTCGAGAAGGAGGTATGCCATAATGGCTGTAGAATACAGACAAGATAGTCCATATGCACAGACAAGAATGCAAGGAACATTTTTAGACATTTATGAACACAGGCCTATTCCAAGTCATGCTGATGATGTTCTGTTTACTATTAATACAACATACCAGTATAGACCTGATCTTCTTGCATATGACTTGTACAACAATGAAAGGTTATGGTGGGTTTTTGCGGTTAGGAACCCCAATGCAATCGAAGATCCAATTTGGGATTTTGTTATAGGTAAAAAAATCTACATACCTAAGCAGGACACTCTTTCTCAAGCATTAGGAATTTAACATGGCTGTAATAGTAAACGGGCGTCAATTCTTAGATGCAGATGACGTTTTTGGAAACCCAGCTCTTGCATTGGCTGAGGCAAATAAACAACTTGCCTTTGCTGCAGCTGAACGACTGAGACGGGAGTCTGAAGTCAGAGTTGATATAGACGGCAACCCTGATCCCAACGGGGGATTTATTAATGCTGGACTAGAAACAGATTTAACTACTAGTATAGCTAGCCAACTCCCAGCGGTAGTCGTAGGATCCGCCGCGGGTGTTATCTCGCGTTCGGGATTTATAATCGATCCATCATGGCCAATAGATACAGGAACTCCCATTAGTCCGCCTATTGTTCAACCGCCTGAGGGCAGTCGTCCGCCCCCAGACACTGACCCTTTCATTCCTCCGCCAGACAATAATCCCGAACCAATAGTCGGCGAAGGTGGCGGCGAAGGTGGCGGCGAAGGTGGCGGCGAAGGCGGCGGCGAAGGTGGCGGCGAAGGCGGCGGCGAAGGTGGCGGCGGCGGCACTGGTGTTCCAGAACCGGGAGCGCCAGATCAACTCGGACCACCTCAGGTTGATAACTTCGAAGGTATCGGAAATCAAATAGGAGCTCCAATAGACTCTCCAAATCCTATAACCCCTGGCGGGACTGCCATAGGCGTTGGTGCCGGGGGCGGGTCTACTGGATTAAGCCCACAGGTTAACGAGATTGTCATTAATCCAAAACCAAATCAACTAAGTAGTTATGCCTCTCATACATACAATATCGCGCTTTATATGCTGCAACCTGCTAATTATGTAAAGTTACTGAAAAATCCCACTAGTATAGCTCAGATTCCCAAACAACTACTTATGAGAAGTGGCGGGATTGGTAACGACGGCGGTGATAATTTCGACGTAGATTTTTTTATTGATAATCTACAGATGAGAAATATTGGTGTTAGTCCTAACAATCAAACTTCTAACACCAATGCCGTTGACATTAAATTTGAAATTACTGAACCAATGGGCGTAACACTTGTTGAGCGTTTAAAAACAGAAGCAGAAAACTCTCTTGAACAAGATGAAAACTATATTAGCACTCCGTACTTGTTAGAGATTACGTTTAAAGGTTACGATGATTTTGGTGAGGAAATAGTAGGGGCTATTAAACCTAAGTATGTTCCTATAAAAATAACAGATTTAACTTTTAGAGTTGAATCTACTGGTACTGTATACAAAGTTAAAGCAATTCCTTTTCATCAAGACGTGTTCAGTTCATTGGTTAGTACTATTCCTATCAATATACAAGTTAGTGCAGGCACAGTGAAAGATATTTTTGGAGGAACTGCTAATACATTTAAATTTGAAGAAGAAAAAATTCTTAAAGGTGTTGAAGATGAGCTAGGACGGGTTAATGAGGAACTTGTATCAACTGGCAACAAACTACTTCTTCTAGGATCTAAATCTACATTAACTGATGCAATTAACGGGTTCTTTGAAGCACAAACAAAAGAAACTACTGACAAAGATGGCAAGAAAATAGCATCAAGTGCAGAGATTGCTGATAAGTGGAGTTTTAATATTGCTCCTGAAATTGAGAGATCTAAACTAGTTGGTTCAAAATTTGATGCTCTCAATACTCCGCAACAGACTAAAAAAGTATACCAACAGGCAGCAGCCGGACTTAAGGGCCAAGTTACTTTAGATTCAAAGACTAATTTGTTCAAAGTTATGGCTGGAACAAACATAGTATCATTAATAAATTATATTATTGTGGCAAGTGAATATGTTGATAAAAATATAGTAGCGGAAGCTGAAAAACTAGGTACAGAAGATGCGCCTCAAGATAACGTATGTATTAAATGGTTTAAAATTGTACCAGAAATTATTGATTTTATTGGCTGGGATAACAAACAGAAAAGATATAAGTTTAGTATACAATGGACTATATCAGTTCACGGAATGTTTTACAGTGATTTTCCTTGGGCACCCAAATCTAAACCTAAAGGTACGGGAGTACATAAAATATATGATTATATCTTCAGTGGCAATAACACGGAAATTACTGATTTAACGCTGCAATTTGATAATGCGTATTACAATGCACACACTATAGGTACTGGCGTCACTAAAGGCGACAAAGAAGATAAGTTTAACCTAACAGCAAAAAGCAAGGCTATTCCACCAAACAAACAAGGTATTAGTAATGACGAAACTATTACAAAGCAACGAAGCAAGGATTTAATGACCTCCTTAATGTATGATGGTTATGATTTGATACAGCTTGATCTAGCTATTCTAGGTGACCCCGCTTTCTTACCAATTGGAGATGCATTTTTCCAAACACAGGGAAATCGTAATGCAGTTTATGATAATGCTTTTTTACCAGACGACACTATTAACTATGACTTAACTCCGCCTTACGTCCAACTAAATTTAAAGACGCCGACTGACTATAACGATCTTACTGGACTTGTTGACCTTTCCGGTAACGGAAAGTATGCTAGTAGTCAGTTTAGTGGTGTTTACCGTGTTACAGAAACTGACTCATCTTTTAGTGGCGGTATGTTTACTCAAAGACTATCCGGTTTTAGAGAAAAAGCGCAACCTATTAATGGAAAGGTAGGCGGCTACGGAAGAAGTACTAAGATTAGAAAAGACAGCCCTAGCGCACTTGATGATTCTATTGCTACTGGAATAAACCCGGCGCCATCGTTACTAAGTCAAGGATCAGCAGTGTTGTCAACAGTGGGAGAAAGTAGGATTACTGGATTCCAGGCAAGAAGAATACAACGATTAGCTGACGAAGCTGATCAAGGTCGGTTTGAAGAAGGAATAGGCGATGAAGAGCCGCCTGTTGAGTTAACAGATAACAATAACATTGTTAGCGTAGATCAATTTACTGAATTACTTAAAGACTAACACTAATTTAATAAGAAAGTGAAAGATATTAAAAATGGCAATTGGTGATCCAAACGCAAGTGGCCGCAAAGGCGGTGATAAAGACTTCCAAACTGAAGACAACCGTGGTATCAGGGAAGAAAGAGGAATCGTTATTGGCGAGGTTAAGGCAAATGCTCATCCTGCAAGTATGGGCAACATAAGTGTATTCATTCCTACCTTTGCTGACAACAGTAGACCGAACGACAAGTCCCAATGGCGCCAAGTAAGATATTGTACTCCTTTCTATAGCAGAACAGAAGTTCAAGGGTCTGGTGATAGTTCTATAGTAACAAAGAATACCTCTGGTATGGTTTACCCGTGTCCTGATATAGGAACTAAAGTGTTATGCTTCTTTCCAGAAGGCAGAAACCAGGATGGTTTTTGGTTTGCGTGTGCACCTGACACCTATATGATGCAAAGCATACCTGAGCCTGCGTTTACATCTAATATTACTACACAACCAGGACAGATTAGAGGAACCAAAGCACCAGGCGGCGAGTTTAACGACATCGATTTTAAAACAGACAAAAAAACAAATTATTTAAATCCTAAGAGAGCATTTGACAAGAATACTCACGATATACTAAAAACACAGGGAATAGATCAAGACGAGATCCGCGGTTTAACTAGCAGTAACTATATGCGTGAAACTCCCAGTGAACTGTTTGGTATCACCACTAAAGGTAGACGCATTAATAAGTCTAGTGTTGATGTTGCAGACGATAAAAATATTATTAGCAAGTTAAAACAAGGTGCTGACTTGTCTAAAGCCCAAGCAGATACAGTTGAAGGAAGAGTTGCAAGGAAACATGGTCACAGTCTTATAATGGACGACGGTGATATTGAGGGTAAAAACAACTTAATACGATTTAGAACTGCCGCTGGACACCAGATATTACTGCACGATACAGAAGATTTAATTTATATCGGCAACAGCAAAGGAACATCCTGGATACAAATGGATGCAGACGGACAGCTTGATGTCTACAGCAAAACTAATATAAACCTAAGAAGTAAAAACATAAACATGCATGCTGACTCTAGTATCAAAATGTATGCTGGTAATAATATTCAAATGGTAGCAGAAAAGACACTGCAATTAGAAGGCGGGATGTTGGCTCACATGTATAGTGATGGCAATGCACAGATGTTCGGAGCCAAAGGCCTTGACATTAAGAGTGGATCAACATTAAATGTTGAAGGTAGCAAAGTTGGATTTAAAGCCAGCGGCAACATGGACTTGCAAGCTAGTTGTTTAGCACTTAATGGAAATGCTAGTTCTGCGGCCAAGCAAAACGCTGCAATTAGAAGTAATAAGTCAGAAACTGTACAAAATACTAAAGGATTTTGGGAATCTACTAGCACACTTAAGACTACAGTAGACAGAGTTGCCACTCATGAACCATACTCTGAACATAACACTACTACACAGGAAACAGTATTAAGATCAGTGCAAGTTGGCAACATACCCACAAGCGGTACGGTTAAGATTAGACCTAAACCAACTGTTGCAAATGTTGATGAATTTAACGAATTGGCAATTGCTTCTGGATTGGGTGCTAATGTTGATGAATTTAACGAATTGGCAATTGCTTCTGGATTGGGTGCTAATGTTGATAACTTCAACTCTATTAAATCCGATTCTGGTCTTAAGTTAGTTAACGCATTACCAAACAAAGAAAAGATCTCAGCAGCGACTATTTTAAAACAGCCTAATATTAATATTAATGTAGGAGATTTATCTAGTAACGTAATTAAAAACTTATCAGCAGCAACTATAGAAAAAGCAGGCACTGGGGGATTACTATCATTCATTGACCCGGTAACTAGTGCAATTGGAAAGTATGGTGCAGATGCGGTATCTTTAATTAATAATGGATTTGTTAGACCCGAGGCATTCTTTAACGGCGAACTTGCTAATTCAAGGATGTGGACTGGCAAGTTAGGAATTGATGGATTAAATGCTTTTCTTGGTGCTGGTAATATTCAAGAAGATTTGTTTTTAACAGATGTTGTTGACGATTATCAAAATGCAGTATTCAGTGGCGCTATTCAAAATAATGATGACGAAAGCACTATTGCTGGAATGGTTATGGTTGCCCGTGCCGCTAATGCAGAAGTTGCAGGAGATTTCCGACAAGGAAGAACTATTGAACCAAAACCAATCATTGGAACAGTAAATATAACTAGTGACACTGATATGAATAAAGAATTAACATCATGGTATCAAAAAGGAGTGTCTGCTGCCAACATGGCAGGCACTACAGATAATCTGGGATATACAGATAAATGGTACAGTTACACTGATAAAGAAGACCTATCAGCGTCTTGGGCTTAAAGGAGAACAGCAATGGCTATGTATAGAGGTTTTAGCACATTACAAGGAAACTTTTTATCTACTAAAGTAGTAGATACAGAGTTAGTTAAACGCGATTTGTTAAACGCTTTTGCTATACGCAAAGGCGAAAAAGTTGGAACCCCGGGATATGGTAGTGGGGTATTAGATTTAGTTATGGAACCACTAACAGAAGAGGTAAAAAACTTACTTCTTGAGGAAGTTACATCGACTATTGCACAAGATCCCCGTGTTTCTTTACAACAACTTGTTATCGAAGAGTACGAAAACGGACTTCAAGCACAAATTAATCTATTATACGTGCAATCTAACCAGAGCGAAAACCTTGTTATTAATTTCGATAGACAAGACGGCACAGTAAGCTAGCCTTTAATAGTAGTAGTTTATTCCAGCAATAAATACATTATAGGAAGGTGAATCTATGGCTAACACAACACGATCAAGCAATCTCTTTGCTACTGAAGACTGGACAAAAGTTTACGAATCATTCAAGGAAATCGACTTTCAAAGTTACGATTTCCAGACTATTCGTAAGAGCATGGTTGACTATTTGCGCAACTACTATCCAGAAGATTTTAACGATTACATTGAATCCAGTGAATATGTAGCACTTATTGACATGATTGCGTATGTAGCACAGAGTTTAAGTTTTAGAACAGACTTAAATGCTAGAGAAAACTTCCTTGAAACAGCAGAGCGTAGAGACAGTATTCTCCGCCTTGCTAAGATGCTTAACTATTTTCCTAAACGTAGTCAAATTGCACGTGGAATGCTTAAAATTGACAGTGTATCTACAACAGAAGTTATTAATGACAGCAACGGAAACAACCTTGAAAACACAGAGATTTTTTGGGGCGACGAGACTAATCCAGACTTCCTAGAACAGTTTACTACTATTATGAACGCTAGTATGGTTAAGACACAGAGATTTGGTAATCCTGCTCTCAAAACCACTGTAGGCGGCATACAAATACAAGAGTATAACATTAGTATAGTACCAAACACTATTCCGGTATATGATTTTAGAAATGATGTTAGCACACAAGAATTTCCTTTTGAAATTGTCAACGGAACTTTCAGTGGCACAGATTATCTGTATGAAGTTGCACCTAGACCGGGTAGCACTATTAATACAATCTACAGAAACGATACCCGTGGGTTCAACAGTGTTAATACTGGATTCTTTTTTTACTTCAAACAAGGCGCCTTGCAAACGCTGGATTTTAATGTTGATGAAGCATTACCAAACCGTGTTGTTGAAGTTGACGTTAACGGAATAGAAAATAATGACGTATGGTTGTATGAATTAGACAGCGATGGCAAAGAGGAAACCCTTTGGGATAAAATTCCTGCTATAACTGGAAACAATGCTATCTTTAACAGTCTTAACAAAGACATCAAAACGTTGTACAGTGTTCAAAGTCGTAGTGCAGATAGAATTAGCCTTGTATTTGGCGACGGCGTATTTTCAAATATCCCTAAAGGAAACTACAGGGTTTATTTCCGTGTTGGCAACGGGTTTACATATAAAATTAGTCCAGCAGACATGAATGCTGTTACATTAAGTATACCTTATGTAAGCCATAGCGCACAGGTTGAAACACTAACAGTTAACATGAGCTTAAAGCAGACTGTAGCAAATGCTAGTGCAAGAGAAAACCTAAACGACGTTAAGGCTAGAGCACAACAGCAATACTACACACAGGATCGTATGATTACTGGTGAAGACTATCAAATTTATCCTTTTACAAGTTTTAACAACATTATTAAAAGCAAGGCTGTTAACAGAACTAGCAGTGGCGTTAGCCGTTACTTGGATGTCAGAGATACTACTGGAAAGTATAGTTCAACTAATATCTTTGCAGAGGACGGCCTATTCTACAAAG